GCATTGTACTATTTCACTTATGTGGAGGGGAATCAGGCATTATTCAGTACATATTCGCTTTTTATCATTATTCCTTCCATTATTGGTGCAGCCTGCTTTCCGGTGGTATTTCGGTTGACAAACAACAAGGGACGTTCCGCTTCCATCTTTGCGCTGCTGACAGGAATTAGTATGTTCTGCATGTATTTTTTCACAGCCGGACAGTCACCGGTTCCCTTTTACCTGTTTTCATGTCTGGCACAGTTTTTCTTTTCCGGATTTAATACGGCTATTTATGCGATTGTTCCGGATTGTGTGGAGTACGGAGAATGGAAAACGGGGCTGCGTAACGACGGATTCCAATATGCTTTTATTTCATTGGGGAATAAGATCGGAATGGCAATCGGAACTTCTGTTCTTGCGGGAGTTTTAGGCAGTCTTGGATATGTGGCAAACCAGCAGCAGAATAACGCTGTGCTTGCGGTAATGAAACATGCATTTACGACAATTCCGGGTGTGCTTTGGCTTGTGACCGCAGTGGTGCTGTTCTTCTATCGCTTGAACAAAAAGCATTATAATGAGATTGTAGAGGAACTGAAAAACAGGAAAAAGGCATGATGTTATGGCTCTAGGGCTTCTGGTGGGCTTTGCGGAATCAGAAGCCCGGAGTAGTAATGGTCTGAAATTGTTTGAAAGAATCAGGAGGGATTGTAATGACAACAGTGAGAGTTTTATTAGATAAGGTTGACCATGTAAAGAATTTTGTCAATACCACGGCAAGGTGTGGAAGGTATATCATTGATGCAAAATCAATTCTGGGAATTTTCAGCGTGGATTTGACAAAGCCGGTTGAGCTTCAAATTCATGCAGATGGGGAGACCGCTGATGAAATTCTGGAACAGTTAAGGGAATATATAGTGTAGGAGAGGTTTTGCATATGGATACTTTATATGATGTGGTGGCTTTGGGAGAACTTTTGATTGACTTTACACAAAACGGACAAAGCGGACAGGGGAATCCATTGTTCGAGGCGAATCCGGGCGGTGCGCCCTGCAATGTTCTTGCCATGCTGGAAAAGTTGTGGAATAAAACGGCTTTTATTGGCAAGGTGGGGGATGATTTCTTTGGGCATCAGTTAAAAGGTGCATTGAAGGAAATTGGGATTGACACGTCTTATTTATATATGGATAAGAAAATCCATACAACGCTTGCGATGGTTCATACATTTCCGGATGGCGACAGGGACTTTTCCTTTTACCGCAATCCGGGAGCGGATATGATGCTTTCAGCGGATGAAATTCCGGATGGCATAATTTCAAAGTCCGGCATATTTCATTTCGGCACCTTGTCCATGACACATGAAGGTGTTCGTGCCGCCACGAAAAAAGCATTGAAAATCGCAAAAGAAAACAAGGTGTTGGTTTCATTCGATCCAAACCTGCGTCCACCGCTGTGGGAATCCATGGAGGATGCAAGGGAACAGGTACTTTATGGGCTGGATTTTTGTGATATCCTTAAAATATCGGATAACGAAATACAGTGGCTGACAGGAAAAAAAGATTTTGATGAAGGTGCAGAATGGATACAGGAAAGGTATTCCGGAATCTCTTTGATTTTGGTTTCTATGGGAAAAGATGGGAGCAGAGCCTATTACAATGGGACAAAGGCAGAAATGCCGGCATTTATACGAAATGATACCATTGAAACGACAGGGGCAGGGGACACTTTTTGCGGATGTGTTCTGCATTATGTTTCTGCACATGGCCTGGACGGTTTATCAGAAGATAATTTGAAAGAGATGTTGGAATTTGCGAATGCTGCTGCGGCTTTGGTTACGACACGGAAAGGTGCATTGCGGGTTATGCCGTCAAGGGAGGAAATTGCATTACTTTATTAAAAGGCAAAAAAGCAGTCAAAGAAATGGATTTGCTGGACCTGCCTGGCAAAAGCATGACAAAATATGTAGCGAAGAAAGTAAAATAGGGCATCACAGAATAAATGAAAAATGGCAAGAGGATGGGTAAACAAAAGTTACCTGTCCTTTTGTTTTATCTGTGATAACGAATAGGCTAAATTCTGAAAGGGGCTGGTAATATCGGACGTGTATTAGTGATGGAATTTCAAGAAGAAGACTCCATCGTATTTGATGAGGTGATGATGGTTCTCAAGCGTTATCCCAATATTGAAAAAGTATATCTGGATAGTGAAACTGTGATATCTCTGTCCGGTCTGACTATCTATCCTGAGCAGAGAAAAGTATACTGTGGGCAGCAGGAAATACACCTGACGGTAAAAGAGTATGCCCTTCTCTGCCTGCTGGTATCAAATAAAGGGCAGACACTTACTTATACACAGATGTATGAAAAGATATGGGGAGAGGTTTGCTCAGGGAGTGAAAACAAGATAATTAAATACCACATATACAATTTGCGAGAAAAGCTGTATGAGGCTTTTCCGAATGAAAAATTTACAATTCTGTGTGTTCGTGAAATAGGGTATCGTTTCGAGGAAAATCCCATAAAGCCCGCATAGACAGTCTGGTTTCAACATCAGGCTGTCTTTTTTGGATAGAAATTATGATATTCCATGACAAAAACTAACACAATATCCACTTAATCCTAACTTTTTACACGTTATACTTCCCCGTATTATAAGTTTTGGTAAATTCTTTTTCTGTCAGATGTTGCAGAATAGAGGTAACCGCCACACGGTTACAAGTAACCGAACTATGGTCTGTGTTTTTGAGAATGGGGGTTATATAATGCCATTGTAAGCAGGGGGCAGGTAACCGTCATACGGTTACAAAAGTATCCGAACTATGTACTCTGCAAACGGAGGAAAAGGTTATACAATGGGATTACCGGCTGGAGAAAAGCAGTTATGAGCGGTCTGAAAATCAAATGCGAACGGCAGAAGTGACCGCCCCACGGACACTAAAAGTGTCCGAACTGTGGACTCCCAATCAGGGACAAAAGATTATAAAATAATCATGTGGGCAGAGATAAGAAATAACGTACTGATAAAATCAATTATGAAAGAAATTAAGGCAGAACAGGATAAGTCGGGTATGACCGGCAGTGAGAGGGGGCGTGGAATGAAAACAGAGGAATACAAAGCATTACTGGCAGTGGACTTTGGGGATGTGGAGGCAGGGGAGCTGACGGACATCTCCAAAATCAGGATAGACAGGCAGCAGCCGTTGGAACAACGCAGGCAGCAGTACATGGAGAAGGTGGGAAACCCCTATCTGGTCCGGGTGGGGAACATGAAAGTAAAGATACGGTTTGCGGATAATGGCATTTCTATGGAGGATGCTTTTGAAAATCTGTTGTTATCCGTTTGATTTGGAATCGTGTAATGGCGGATTAAATGATGATTTCTACGGTATTTATAATGAGTAAAATATCAGACTGGTTTGCTGATTGAAATTTTAGAAATTTATTGTAAAAAACAGCGGACAAACAGAAAGGTGTGCGTTACAATGATGGCAGGACTAAATCTAATGCGGCTCTTTCTATGGGGGAAGAAACCCTTATGGGTTCTTCTGGTAATTCAAAATAGAAGGAGTGGTTATCTATGGACATTCAAAAAATCTACCATGCAGCCATCTATGTCAGGTTATCAAAAGAAGATGGCGACACCGGGAATGCGGCAAAGGCTGAGAGCAACAGCATTTCCAACCAGAAAAATCTCATTAAGGACTTCCTGAAGGACAAAGAGGATATTGTTGTCGTGTCGGAGCGGGTGGACGATGGTTACAGCGGTTCCAGTTTTGAGCGGCCGGCGTTCCAGATGATGCTGGAGGACATCAAAAAGGGTGCTGTGGACTGTGTTGTCGTCAAGGACCTTTCAAGGTTTGGGCGGGAGTACATTGATTCCGGCCGTTATATTGAGCGTCTGTTCCCGGCACTGGGCGTGAGGTTTATTGCCATCAACGACGGCTATGACAGCCTGGGTGGGAAAGACAAATCCGATGATATCATTATCCCCTTTAAGAATTTAATCAATGATGCATACTGCAGGGACATTTCCATCAAGATAAGGAGCCATCTGGAAGTTAAGCGGAAGAAAGGTGAGTTTATCGGTTCGTTTGCTGCCTATGGCTATAGGAAGAAAGCGGATGACAGGCATAAGCTGGAAATCGATACTTATGCGGCAGGCGTGGTAAAGGATATTTTCCGTATGAAGTTACACGGCATGAGCCAGGACGGTATTGCGAAGAAGCTGAATGAGTCCGGAATACTGCCCCCGACGGAGTACAAGGCGAGCAAGGGGAGCAGGTATCATACTTCATTTAAGGTAAAGGAAAAACCGGAGTGGACTTCGGTGGCAGTCAGGAGGATTTTAACGAATGAGATTTATATCGGAAACCTTGTGCAGGGAAAACAGACAACGCCAAACCATAAGGTAAAGCAGCCCTATGTAAAGGAGGAAAGCGAATGGGTGCGGATTGAAAAGAACCATGAGCCTGTCATTTCGGACAGGGATTTTGAAATTGTCCAGAGGCTGCTCGCCATGGACACAAGGACTGCACCGGGGAATGGGGAAGTTTATCCGCTGTCCGGCCTGGTCGTATGCGGCGGCTGTGGCAAGCCGGTGGTCCGCAAGACAACAAAGGCAGGCGGCAGAGTGTATTCCTACTATATCTGTACCACAGGCAAAGAGAAAAAAGAATGCAGCCTGCACAGTATTCCGGTTGAAAAGCTGGAAAGCGCAGTGCTGGGATTATTACAGAAACACATTGAAAATGTGCTGGATTTACAGAGGATTCTTGCTTTTGTTGGCTCTGTCCCGTTCCGGCAGATGGATATAAGGAAACTGGAAGAAAGGAAAGCGGAAAAACAGGCGGAAATTGAGCGGTGTAAGAATTTACGCAGTACGCTTTATGAGGATATGAAGGACGGCATGATTTCGGGAGACGAATACAGGGAACTCCATGCCGCCTATGAGAGCTGCAGGAAAGAGGCACAGCTTGCCGTCCGGCAGATGGACTTGGAGCTGGAGAAGATACTGGAGCGGAAAAGCAAAGGATTTTTGTGGCTGGACTATTTTACAGAGCATCAGAATATCGAAAAGCTCACAAGGAATGTGGTGGTGTCACTGATTCGTGAGGTCAGGGTAATGGATAAAAATTCTGTGGAAGTTATTTTTGATTTTGACGACTGTTACCGGGAGTGTCTGGATAACCTTGAAAGGCTTGGGTATGGATGCCGTTATAATGAAAATGGGAAACTGGTTATCCGGCAAAATGATGTGGAAATAACGACAGATAAAGGATGTGAAACTGCCGCATCGGAAAGGAGGGCGGTGTGATATGGCGAGGAAAAGCAGAAAAAATATTCCTTCTGTTATGGCAGAAAATCCTGACAGTATGGAAAAATGGGCCGTGGCAGAACCGGAAAGCGGGCTGGCAGTGTGGGATGGTTTTGGAATACCGGACACGGGGGAAGAAATAACAGTAGCGGAACCATACTGTGGGATAAAATTATACCATGCCGCCATCTACGCAAGGCTGTCCTTTGAGACAGAGGCGAACCGGGAAAGGGAGACCATTGACACGCAGATTTCCTATCTGAAAAATTTTATAGACAGGCAGGAGGACATGGAACTGGCAGGCATTTATGCGGATATATCGGTTAGCGGTACAAATTTTGAAAGGCCAGAGTTTATGCGCATGATGGAGGATATCCGTTTAGGGAAGATTGATACGGTCATCACAAAGGATTTAAGCCGTCTGGGCAGAAATTACATTGATTCCGGCACATATATTGAGCGGATATTCCCATTATTCCATGTACGGTATATTGCCGTGAATGATGACTTTGACACAAGCCGCAGGGGAACGGATTTAACCATGCCCCTGAAAAATATCATCAATGAGTGGTATTCAAGAGACCTTTCAAATAAGATGCATGCCGGTTACCGGACCATGTGGAACAATGGGGAATATATCTATGGCCGCCCGCAATATGGGTATAAAAAAGATGCCGCGGTAAAAAAACTGGTTGTGGATGAACAGACAGCATTGGTTGTAAAGCGGATTTTTGGCATGTATCTAGATGGGATGACGTACTCAGAAATCGCAAGGGCATTACAACAGGAAGGGATTGTTTCGCCCCCAAAGTACCGTTATCTCGAGCAGGGGAATGAAGAAAAGGCAGGGAAAGCGAGGGACTGGTACCACCTGCACGTTAAAAATATCCTGACAAACCGGCATTATGCAGGCGACAGCGTTCATGCCACAAGGGAGGGCGGGTCCAATAACCCGGACAAAGACAGGAGGGTTTCAGAAGAACACTGGATTATCATACCGGATACCCATGAACCGCTTGTCAGCAGGGAACTGTTTGGTAAAGTGCAGGAGAAAATCAAAGCACAGGTAAAAAGCCTCCATGACCGGGATGCGGCACTGGAACATGAGAAGACGCCGGAAAATTTCTTTCCGGGAAAATGCATCTGTGCGTGCTGCCGGAAAAACATCGGGGTTGTTCGGAGCAACAGCGGCAGTAATTTCTTTTATTACCGGTGTACTACTACCCCGTTTAACCGCCAGATGAAGTGTACAGCACATGGAAGGATGAAATATGGGGAGCTCCATGATGTGGTATTTCAGGTTATTAAATCCCACATGAAACTGTGCATGGAAAAAACAAGGCAGACGAGGGAACGGAACCGCAGCAGCGATGGTGTCCGGCAGTACCGCTTTTATGCAGATGAGATTATAAAAATACAAAACAATATCAGTAAAATAAAGTCCAGAGAAAGAGGGCTGTATGAGGATTACAAAGATGGGCTTATCACAAGTGAGGAATATCTTCAGTACCAGAAGAATTACCGGGAGCAGGCGGCAGAACTGGTAAAATCAGCGGAGGAAATGACGGAGAGGCAGAAGTGTTACCAAAAGGATTTCCTGCCGGATGAAGAATGGGGTTCGGCAGTAAAGAAATTTATGGGAAAAAGAAAACTCACAAAAGAGATGGCGGATGCATTTGTGGAGAGGATTGTGCTGGATAAAGAGGGGAATATGGAGGTTATGCTGAAATATGATGATTTTCTCAAAGAACTGGTGCAGAAAGCAGAAAACTGAGGGAGGTTAGCACAAAAAATAAGTTTTTCGCATTGCAATTCTGTGTCTGCGCATTGCTTGACACAAAGTTGCTTTATGTGCAAAATGCAGTGCAGAAATGGGGGTTAAGATGGATAAGCAGGTAATTGCCATATATCTCCGCCTTTCTGGTGAGGATAAAGAAAAAGGCGCAGATGAGAGCAACAGCATAACAAACCAGAGACGGTTGATTTTAGATTTTATTCATTCCGACAGCAGCCTGTCAGTCTGTGAAGTCAGGGAATTTGTGGATGACGGCGTCAGTGGGGCAAGGTTTGACCGGAAAGCCTTTCAGGAAATGATAGAGCAGGCTCGGAATGGGGAAGTGCAGATAATCATTACCAAAGATTACAGCCGTCTCGGCAGGGATTATCTGGAAGTTGGCAAATACATGGAGTGCCTGTTTCCGTTACTCCATGTGCGGTATATTGCAGTCAATGAACATTATGACAGTGACAATTATGCCGGAAAAACAGGCGGCATGGAAGCGGGAATAAAAAACATTATCAATATGATGTACAGCCGGGATGCGAGTAGAAAGGTAATGGCAGCAAGGAAAGTCCTGGCGGAGCAGGGGAAATTCATTGGCTCCTTTGCGCCATATGGCTATGTAAAATCACCGGAGGATAAGCACAGGCTCATTCCTGACCCGGAGGCGGCAGAAGTAGTAAAGAGGATATTCACACTGGCGGCAGAGGGAAAGAAATACAAGGAGATTGCGAGGATTTTGAATGAATCAGGCGTTGAGACCTGCCTTGATTACCAGAAAAGCCACGGCAGGGAGAGAAAATATGGTACGGATATCAAGGTACACCAGTGGTCGGCTACTACGGTAATGGATATTTTATACAATGAAGTCTATATCGGAACGATTGTCAATAACCGCATGGAACATAATCAGAGGACGGGTTACAAAACCAAAAGAAGAAGTCAGGCTGAATGGACGGTTGTGGAAAACTGCCATGAACCTATCGTCAGCAGGGAACTGTACGAGGCCGCCCACAAAAAGCTGGGGAGA